ATCCGAATAGAAGAACGCTGAAAAGCCCCCACTCCGGCGTTGAAGGCAAAGCTGACACACGCGTCGAAAGCGCCTTGACGACCAGATAAAGCGGGAGCAAGTCGTAGAACACCGCGTTCAGTAGGGCCGACGTCATCCTCGAATAATTTTTCGATCTCTTCTTTAGTCCAGACACGGTTGTCCTCCGGTTTCAGTGGCATTTCTTTGCGGATCATGGGGGTGTCTTTACCCTCCACCCTGACTACAGGCAAGCGGATTTGTTCTTGATACAACACATGACCATAACCAATTGTCCAGATATGAGCTGGGCAGAGGTACGGTTTAGTGCGATACCCCTCCCACTGGTGCATCAAATCAGCGCCAGCTTTGCCCAATTTCATTTCTTGCTCCAGCTACGTGAGCCAAACCAGAAACCAATGATGCCGCCCAACATAGCCATCTCGTCTGTGGAGAAGATAATGTCAGATACACGAATCAAGTCTTCCATGCTCAAGACAAGCCGTGGGTTGCTGTAGACGTAATAGGCGATCCAAGCATTGATAGCGCAGAGTTCCAGTACAAAGATGTAAGTAACCATTGGGCGCACAGTACCTACAAAGTTCACCACCCAGCGGCTGGCTTCTTCCATGATCTTCTTGTCGTGGTCATAGGCCGCTACAGTCATCTGTGCGTCTGTTTCCATAGCAATCTGGTCGGTGCGAATCTCTTCCATTCGCTCTTGGGCCGCAAAGCCCTGCGCCATCATCTGTAGCTGTAGTTCTACTTGGACACGGGCAAGAGCCAACTCATGCTTCTGGTCAGCCTTGTTCTGGAAGAAATCCAGTAGTTTGGGTAAGCCCGATATGAGCAAACCGCCAAGTGTTGAGAATAGTGAAAGCATTATCCGAGTCCTATCATTCCAAGTAGTTTATCGACAATTTTCCCCGCCAACTCATCCGGCAGGAACCGAAGCAGTCCAAGCACCCACCATGCAATGCACAACCGCACAAAGACTTTAAGGAAGAGGTCAAATTGCTTTTGGTACTCATTCACCGCCCACACCTTGATCTAGCACACAGATCAGAGACTTCATTAATACCCCAACCAACAGCACCAATAAACATCACAATAATAACAATGGCAGCCGCCCATTGCATCTGTTCGGCTTCGGCTTCTTTGCGCCTTTTTTCTTCAGCGTGTAAGGCTGCCATTTCTTTGGCATCATCCCTGTCCATTTCAGCTTGACGGGCTTTGGTTGCATTCCACACGTCTATGCGCCCAGATTGCATAAAAAGCATCTTTAACTGTTCTTCAAACCGCTTGGCTTCATCCAAAGCCATCTCAATTTGCAGGGCCGCACCAAGGTTAGACTTACCGCCTGTACGCTTGGCATGAAGCATGGCTTTTGTAGCGGTGCTCTTTGCATCAAAAAGCTTGGCTATTGACGGAGTTAGACCTGCCAGATCACTAGCGACTTTGCTCGCTTTTTTAACGACACTGATTGCAGTTTGCAATCCTTCTAGCGCCGTGATCGGATCAATCATTTCCGTACAACCTTTTCCCACTGCAGGCAAACAACTTTGCGGTTATACACATCACCCGTCCAAGCCCACCGCACACAACGGTATTCAGTCTTCCTGTCTTGGCTGGCGGCTCCCGGAAGAAACACCAAAAAGAGCATCAATAGCCAACGCATTTACCACGACCAACTCCACGCAATCATGTACGTGCCATATATGACGAAGGCCACTATACAGGCCGCCGCAATGAATGCTTCAGCCCAGTCCCACATGATTAGGGTAACTCAGGCCAAACAACGTTTTGAGGGAAGCCAGACTGAGAAGGTACATCACGTAAAGCCTGACGATACGAAACGTAACTGTCTTTGACTGCTTGAGGAACATCTGCCAATTGCGTCCAATCAGACATTAGTAACTTACCGTCGCGTTCTACACGAACAGCTTGAGCGGTAATTGGTCTGGTTCTTTGCAAGTTTAAACCTTCTATGGTTTTACCAAGTTCAGTAATTTGAACAGCCGCACCATCAACTGTGTAACCCACCTCGCCACGGTGATCAGAAACAATTTCCCACGCGCCTGAAACAAAACACGCAGTTTGATTTGCAGCAGTGCTTGGGGGTGGCGCTTCTGTTGTTTGAGCAGGAAATAAAAATTCAGGTTGGCCTTCTTCTCCAAAAGCCGGATTTGGTGACGCTACGGTATCACCTGTATATTCACCAGTAACGCTGTCAAAAGAATAGATACGCATTTTGTTACCTTTAGTATTTAATAATCATCATTCTGTACGTGTTAACCGGACGTGTTTCAGAACCGCCATAAGCCCCAGTGAAAATATTACTATCGTTACGAGCAGCTAGTGGGAAACCACCTGAACCTGAACCAACGCCAGCATTGGCTCCGGGTATAAGGTGTGTATGCGAAATTACATCTTGTGCTTGATTAGTACCAACATTGTCGCCAGCACTCATTGTTGCACCTGAGGTTGCGGGAATAGTTCTACTACCAGCGTCTGGATCAATGCCCGCGCCGTTATTCCAAACACGAACAAAACGACCGCGTGCATCGGGGAGATTAAAACTTGAGCCGTTAGCCGTGCCGTAAGTTGTGCCAATTACAGCAAATAAAGCAGCGTAAGTGCCTGTGCGCGATAAAGACGCCCCGTTTTCTTGTAGCCACCCTGTTGGCGGGGTGTTTGTGGGCCACAGAGCTTCTGTGCCTACAGGTACTCCCCCGGCTGGCGCTGTTGATGCCCATGTCGAGCCATCGGAAGTAAGAATATTTCCTGACGAACCCGGTGCTACAAACAAAGGTGCTGATGTGCCATTTCCTAGCAAAACATTGTTTGCTGTTAGCGTGGTAGCGCCTGTACCGCCATTAGCGACAGGAAGTGTGCCCGTGACATTTGTTGCAGCGTTTACAAATGTAGTTGAAGTTGTCCCTGTTCCACCATTAGCAATTGGAAGTGTGCCGGTAACTTGAGAAGTTAAATCGACGCCCGAAAGAGTGCCGCCCAACGTCAAATTACCCGAGGTTGTAACTGAGCCAGAAAGAGAAATCCCATTAACTGTGCCTGTACCACCAACGGAAGTCACTGTGCCTGTGCCCGGCGCTGCCGCAGCAATGGTCTGGTTGGGCCAAGTGCCTGTAATCGTTACGTTAGAGCCTTGAACAAGCGCGGGAGTAGCTGTGCCCGTGCCGCCGTTAGCAACGGGCAGAAGCCCAGTAACATTGGTAGTTAAGTTGGCAAAAGTTGTCGAGGTTGTGCCCGTACCACCAGAAGTTATGGGTAAAGCAGAACCAAGAGTCAAAGAAGTGAAGTACGACGCCGCGTCAACAACATCTGTACCGTTGTTAAAGACCAGCGTTGCCTTGCCTGCAGGAACAGATATGCCTGTGCCTGAAGTATTTTTAACCGTTTTGGCTCCAGTGCCTGTGTTATTGATAAGGTAAAACTTCTCAATCTGGCAACCAGAACCCAGTATTAAATTACGCACAGAACCAATGCCCGTAGAGCTTTCTGTGATATTTAAACGAAGATTTCTAGCCGCTTGGGTTGATGCTGAATCGGTAAGCGTAATCGTTACATCTGCGTCCGTTGCAAAATTTACAGTGGCTTGGCCTGTAATAGCCTCACCCAGAACTGCGTCACCAAGGTTGGCGTTGGTAAGATTACCCCATTGACCGGCGTTTGCCCCTGTTTCAAGCAACTCTACTTTTAGTGCTGACCATGTTGATGCCATTTTTAACTCCTAGTTCGTTACGACTGCAACCCAGTTAGCAGTCTGTGTATTATCAATTACATCCCAGAATGGTCGTGCAGTCAACCCATCTGTACCTGTTGCTAACTCGTTAATAGACGCTATAAACGACGCCGCTGCCCTTAAAGTATCCGCGCTTACTGCATTCTCAGTAATTGCGCTTTTAAATGCTGCTTGTGCCGTAACTACATCTGACCCCGTAGCGGTTTCTGTAATGGCCGTATTAACTACAACTACCGCCGTTACCGCATCTGTGCCTGTCGCCGTTTCCTGCACATCACCAAAATATACAAGACTTCCAGCTACGATATCTGTTCCGGTTGCTGTCTCGGCTACCGCACTTGCAAACCCTGCGTTAGCCAAAATAACATCTGTGCCCGTTGCTGTCTCACTTACTGCGGGACTTAAAACCCGTGTAGCAGTTACAGAATCTGTGCCCGTAGTTGTTTCTGTTATTGCAGAAACAAACGCTATACCCGCTGTTACAACATCTGTGCCCGTTGCCGTTTCGCTTACTGTTGGATTAAGCGTTAAAGTAGAATCCACCGCATCAGTAGCGGTGGCTAACTCACCTTCTCCACCCCACGAATTACTGCCCCAACTGTTTTGCCCCCAAGCCGTTCCAGCAATTGTTGCTGAATAAACTTCTCCACCAACTAATGCATCCGTACCCGTAACAGTCTCAGTAATTACCGCGCCTACAGCTATAACCGAAGAAATCGCGTCTGTTCCTGTGCTTGTTTCTGTTACTGTTGTAAAATACACCGGCCCGCCTTCGGTAGCGTCTGCCCCTGTTGACGTTTCCGTTATGCTTGAGGTAAATATCTTACCCGCTGCAATTGCATCTGTGCCTGTACCTGTTTCACTGACAGCGGGGGCTACACTTAACGTGGAGCTAACCGCGTCTGATCCTGTGGAGGTTTCGTCTACGGAGCTAGTGAAGGCGGTAAAACCGCCCCACCCTTGTTCGCCCCATAAGCCGTCACCCCACCCAGCCATATTAAGCCGCCAAGCTGAATGTGTAAGTCACAGACAAAGTATCGCTGTTCACCACAGAACGGTCGCCGGGTGAGCCAAAGTCAGCAGCAGAGAACAATGTTCCTGTTGTGCCGCCTTTAGTATTTTCGCTTGTCAAAAACGCACCGCCAACTGTTGTTGTGCCGTTGATGTTAAACACTGCGGGAGAAGCTGAGTTAGTCACTACAGAAGGATTGGCGGTTGTAGCTGTTGCAAGCGTGGCAGTCACACGGTTGGCGTTGCTGTAAGCAGTAACTTCTGTCCAACCAGCATGGGAAGCCATTGTGTCGCCCGCTGCAGGTGTATTAGAAGCGCCAGCGCCGTACAAACCAAGATACCAAGTGGTAATCTGGCTCACTGAAGTCAAAGCACTGCCAGCCATATATTGAAGGCCGACGTTGACCACCAAGTTTTTAGACTCAGCAGTCCACTTCAAGTTGCCATCTTTGTCATGGCATTTGATCTCAAATACGCCGGTTGCTTTCGCGTCCTCACCGGCTTTGGTATTACAAGTAAGGCCACTAGAAACTACGTCAGTAGCTTTGGTTTTTTCAATAGTCATGATGACTCCTTAGTTAGAACTACGAATGAGAGCCGCCGTAGCGGTGTTTGCTGGCATTGTGATTGTAAACGTGGTTGTAGAAGTTTTGTCAGAACCGAAGTCCAAAACAGCTATAGATTTGTTACCTTGGGTAGAGTTGTAAATCAACGCACATCTTGCGGTGATTGCGCCTGTCCACGAGATATTTGGGAAGCCCACAAAAGCTGTGTAACCAGAAGACGATACCGTAATCGGTGTTAACTGTGCCCCACCAGCAAAGTAAGTGCCTGTGTTGGGTACTTCATTGGTTGAATTGTATACAGTTGTGTCTTCATTCAAATCCGCGCTAGCTGTGTACAAAGCAATCTTGATGACGTCCGTAGTTAAGTCATGGATACCTTGGTACAACTGCGCCTTGAAGCTCGTGGTCTGGGTCTGGATAATTGACATATCAAGTTACCTTCTGACGGAACTGACCAGAACGGTAAGCGTCTTGACGCTCCATACCATCACCCAAACGTTTAGCCAACGCAAGAGCTTCCATGAACTTCTGGTTGTACAGCGTCATCATGTCCTGCTCACCCTTCATGTAGGTGTAAGCCTCAACCAAAGATGCGTACAAAAGCACAGGGTCAAAGTTATCGCCTAGCCAAGACGTACCGCCTGAGTTAGTTACAGAAGCAACAGGAACGGAAAAACCAGAACCTGTTCCACCAATATTGGCTGCTGCGGCAGACAGTGTATTTGCGACTCCATATTGCAAGCCACCATCTGTAATAGTTACGGCTGTTACTGCGCCGCCTGAAACAGTAATAGTAGCTAGTGCCCCGCTTCCAGAACCGCCCGTCAAAGGCACATCAAAGTATGTACCCGCTGTGTATGCGCTACCGCCCGTAATAGTTCCTAATGTAGCCACAGGGCTTTGAACAATTGAAGGTGGGTAGAAGAAGTAGTGCAGTTCCGCCCCGTATGCGGCGTCTGGCGTTGGGCCAAGAATAAAAGTTAGCTCAGCCGGATTGTCTGAACGTGGGCCAAACAAAGCATAGTACCTAGGAATCCCCGTGTCTGTGGGCTGTGGGTATGCCTGCCGTATAAAGTTAACGTCTTTGTTTAACAAGTACTCGTACTCACCATTGGCGCTAATAATAGCTAAAGAATACACCGCCAGAAAATCTGTGGGGCACTGCAAATACTTGTTGTTTGTTGTGGTTGCGCCTGTCACATTACTGCGCAAAGACGGAAACTGTACCGAGTTGAATATACGCTCTTCAGCTTGCTGAACGAACACGGGGATATTAGCCACGAAATCTGCTTCCGTGTTCTCCGTGTACGCTTGAATAGCGTTGCTGAGTTGCGTGTAATTCATGCCATCGGGCCTCGAGCCATCGTTCCCTTGGTCGCCGCGCCGTTACCACGGGTGACGATACCGGATGTCTTAGTGGTTTCGTTGCCAGCGGCTTTGCTGATGTTACCAATAGACATGTTAATGGTGTCAGCTTTACTGCGGTTTGGGGGAATGCCGGGGTTTGTAGATGGAACAACAGGCGCACCACTCATGGTGTGG